GAGTTTCGCGGCGAACTCATCCTGCGTCATGTTGGCGGCGAGGCGGAGCGCCCGGATACGTGCCCCGACTGTTTCTGCGGGTAGCTGCTTCTTATTTGGCATAAAGTAACTCTAACAGGATAGAGGACAAACACAACGTTAGTATTTATTGACTTAAATAGTTAGTTTAACTAACGTCGGGCCGGGCGGATGGAGGGCGGGATGCCGCAGGCAAGGGTTTGGACGCAGGAGGCTGACCGGGTGATTTGTGAACTGCGCGGGGCGGGGGCGACATGGGCGGCCATTGGCAAAGTGCTTGGATTATCACGAAATACGGTCATTGAACGGGGGCGGCGGTTGCGCGCGGCGGTGACGCTGCGCCCAGCGCCGGTGGTCAAGAGTCGAGACGAGGAGGGGCTGGATGATCCTAACAGGCCGCCCTTGCGGGCGGGCCACCCACTAACATGGGGGTTGCTGACGGATGAGCCGTTTCCCGAAGGAGGGGCGGAATGAGCGGTGTGGCGGCGGACATGACGGCAGGGCAGATTATCGAGAGGCTGGAAGAGGCGGGGGCGACGATGCTGGCCCTGCCGGGGCGTGGCTATTCGACAAGATTGCGCCAGACCCGCCTGGATGTGGTGCATACGGCGCTTGAGGCCTATGGCTGGGAGGGGGCAAGGCTGCGGCTGCCTGCGCCGTCCGGCGCGGCGGTGACGCGGATGGATGAAGCGTTTGGCTGGATATTATTTATTCCTGACAGGCAACATGTTTTGCGCAGGATCGCGGGGGCGCGGGCGCTGGTGCATCCGCTGACCGGGCGGTATCTCTACCCCTGGCGGCGGCTGGGGCGTTTGCTGGGGGCGGAGCATAAATCCGTGCAGCGCTGGCATGGGCAGGCGATCGGGCTGATGGCCGAGGTGTTGGCAAATAGATAATTATTCTAACAATAAGTTATTTTGTCATTGCCCACCCGCCCCGGTTTGACGTAAAGACTGAGGCATACTGGTTCTACTGAAAACGCGGGGACGGCATCACCGGGCAGGGCGAGGCGGCGGGGTTTCTGGAATTCTGCCGCCTCGCGATGGGCGATGCGGGGCAGAGCCCTGCCCCGCACCATGAATTGCTGATCAGGCAGTTGCAGGCTGTGGCCGAGGGGCAATGCGACCGGCTGATGGTGCAGATGCCGCCGGGGTCGGCGAAGTCGACCTATGGGTCGGTGCTGTTTCCGGCCTGGTTTATGGCCAGGCGCCAGGGGGCGCAGGTGATCGCGGCGGCGCATACCGCCTCGCTGGCGCATTATTTCGGCGGGCGGGTACGGGCAACGCTGGCCCGGCATGGTGCGTGGCTGGGGGTGGAGATCGCCAAGGCGGCGAAGGCCTCCTCAAGGTTCGCGCTGGGCGGCAGGGAGGAATATTTCTCCGCCGGGGTGCGCGGGCCGATTACCGGGCGGCGGGCGGATCTGATTGTCATCGACGACCCGGTGAAGAGCTGGGCCGAGGCGGAGAGCCAGGCGGCGCGCGATATGCTGTTCGACTGGTACCGGGCGGAGCTGACGGCAAGGTTGAAGCCGGGCGGGCGGGTCGTGCTGATCATGACACGCTGGCATGAGGATGATCTGGCCGGGCGGTTGCTGGCCACCGAGATGGGCTGGCGCTGTTTGCGGCTGCCCGCGCTGGCGGAGGTGGGTGATCCGCTGGGGCGGCTGGCGGGCGAGGCGTTGTGGCCGGCTTTGCAGAGTGCCGGGGATTTGGAACGCCGGCGCCTTGAAGTGGGCGAGCGGGCGTTTGCGGCGATGTATCAGCAGGCGCCGAAGGCCAAGGAGGCCGGGCTGTTCCGGGTGGGAGCGCTGCTGCGGCTGGCGGCGGCGCCGGAGGTGAAGATGAGCGTGCGGGCCTGGGATCTGGCGGCGAGCCAGCCGGGGCCGGGGCGGCGGCCCGATTATACGGTGGGGCTGAAGCTGGGGATGACCGAAGAGGACCGGCTGGTGGTGCTGGATGTGAGGCGCATACAGGGCTCGCCCGCGCAGGTGGAGGCGGCGATTAAGGAGACCGCAAGGCTGGATGGCACTGGGACGATGATCTCCCTGCCGCAGGACCCTGGGCAGGCGGGGGCGGCGCAGATTGCGATGTTATCACGCGGCTTGGTGGGGTTCAGGGTGGTCTCCAGCCCTGAGCGGGATGCGAAGATTGTGCGGGCGATGCCGGCGGCCACGCAGGTGGATGCGGGGAACCTCGCCATTGTGGCGGGGGGTTGGAATGATGCGTTTCTGGCGGAGATGCGGGAATTTCCGCATGGGGTTCATGATGACCAGATCGATGCGCTCTCACGCGCGGTGAATAGTTTGGCGGTTTTGGTGCAGCCGCCCGCGCGGCGGCTGACCGTGCCGCTGCTCAGCCGTTAACAGGGAAGTTTTGGACGGTTCATGTTCGATACGATTTGCAGCACCATTCCGGTGGATGGGGCGCTGCCGGCGCGCGTGGCGCGGCTGGAGGCGCTGCGGCGTGTGCTGGATGGCACGCTCTATGACAATCTGCCCTACCAGTTCCACGAGGAACGTAATGGCGCGGGGGAATATATCCCGCTGCGGCTGCGCCGGCCCTCGGTGCGCTATGGGCTGTGCCGGGTGGTGGTGGAGGATTCCGTGGCGCTGCTGTTCAGCGCCGGGCATTTTCCGGTGGTGGAGGCGCAGGATGCGGGGCTGGCGCGGGTTCTGGCGGATATTTTCGCCGAGGCGCGGCTGAATGAGGTGATGATCGATGCGGCGCTGCGCGGTGCCGTGGGGTCTGTGGCGGTGCTGTTCAGGGTGCTGGGCGGGCGGGTGTTTTTCTCGGTGCTGGAGAGCCTGTATCTGACGCCGGTGTGGAGCGCGCAGGCGCCCGATGTGCTGGCCCAGGTGACCGAGCGCTACAAGGTGGGCGGGGCGGACCTGATCGCGCAGGGCTATGAGGGTGTGGACCCGGCGGGGCTGTATTGGTTCCAGCGCGTCTGGGACACGCAGAGCGAGAGCTGGTTTGTGCCCTGGCCGGTTGATGATCCGCTGGCGCGGCCGGTGAAGGATGAAAGCCGCAGCGTGGCGCATGGGCTGGGCTTTGTGCCGGTGGTGTGGATCAAAAATCTGCCGGGCGGGGATGGGGTGGATGGGGCGTGCACGTTCCGCGCCGCGATCGAGACGAATATCGAGATCGATTACCAGCTGAGCCAGGCGGGGCGGGGGTTGAAATACAGCTCTGATCCGACGCTGCTGATCAAGGAGCCGGCGACCAGTGACAGCGAGATTGTCAAAGGTGCGGGCAATGCGCTGGTGGTTTCAGAGAAGGGCGATGCCAGGCTGCTGGAGATTGGCGGGACGGCGGCGGAGGCGGTGATCTCTTACGTGCGCACGCTGCGGGAGTTTGCGCTGGAGAGCGTGCATGGCAACCGGGCGAGCGCGGACAGGCTGGCGGTGCCGCAATCGGGCCGGGCGCTGGAGATGATGAACCAGGGGCTGATCTGGCTCGCGGATAATCTGCGGATTTCTTATGGCGATGGCGGGATTCTGGCGCTGGCCGGGATGGTGGTGAAGGCCTCGCATGTGTTTGCGCTGACATTGCGCGGCGAGGCGGTGGCGAAGCTGGATGCCGGGCAGAGGCTGAGTTTGCGCTGGCCGCGCTGGTATCCGCTCTCGGCCGATGACCGGCTGAAGGAGGCGCAGGCGGTGGCGACGCTGGTGAATGCGGGCCAGATGTCCAAGGAGACGGGCGTGAAGACCATGGCGGCGGCGAATGCGATCAATGATGTCGAGGCGGAGCTGAATGCGATTGAGCAGCGTGCGGCCGGTTTGGATTGAGGTGGTTGAGGGTCGATCCAAAGCGTGAATCGCCCGCGCAAGATTTGGGGTGTGCCATGAGCGATGACGTGACCGAGAGCGAGAATTGGCAGTTGCGGGCCGAGGCGGCGGAGGCGGCGCTGGAGCGCGCACAGGCGCAGGCGCGGGCAAGGATTGTCCGGGCCGAGCTGAAGGCCGAGGCGGTGAAGGCGGGGATGATCGACCTGGATGGGTTGAAGCTGATCGATGAAGCCGGGCTGCGGGTGAATGAGGATGGTGAGGTTGAGGATGCCCCGGCGGTGCTGGCGAAGCTGAAGCGGGCCAAGCCTTGGCTGTTTGGGGGCGGGGCATCGTCTTCCGCCGCGGTGAGCGCGCCCAAGCCCGAGCCGCCGCGCCAGCGCCAGGCCACGGAGATGAGCCGCGAGGAGTGGTTGAGCGCGCGGGCGGCGCTTTTGCGCCGCCGGTAAGGCGCAGGTTCACAGCCGGGTTTTGTGAAGGCCAGGGGGCGGGGCCCGCTGGCGGGTCTCTTTTTGCGCGTGGCCGCCCCACCAGCCCCACGCGCTTTCTGTTCACGCCTAAAATTCAGGGATTTACGAGGCAATGGGGATTCAGAATTTCCCGGCTGCGTTGCAGCCGATTATTCAGCAGGGGTTTTTGGAGCGGGAGTTTGAGACCGCGCTGAAATCCCGGCTGGGCTACCGCATGATCGCCGACCGTGAGGAATTCGCGGTGGGGATTGGCGAGACGCTGACCAAGACGCGCGCCGGGCTGAAGCCGAGCGTGACCACGCCGCTGGCCGCCGCCAGCAATACCAATCTGGATAACGGGCTGGCGTCCAGCAATTGGGGTGTGGAGCAGTATACGATCTCGCTGAATTTTTATGCGGCGACGCAGGACCTGAACATGGTGACGAGCCGTGTGGGGATTGCCTCGCAGTTTTTGCAGAATGCCGCGACCAATGGCGAGCAGGCGGCGCGCAGCCTGGATGAGCTGGCGCGCAATGCGCTGTTTGCGCCGTATTTTGGCGGGAATAGCCGCGTGACGACCACGCTGGAAAGTGCGGGGCCGAGCGTTGAGGTGGATGATATTCGCGGCTTCCAGAGCGTGTTCGTGAACGGGGTGCAGCAGGCGGTTTCGGCCAGCGCGCCGCTGGCGGTGAGTGTGGGCTCCAACCTCTACACGCTGGTGGGGGTGGTGGCGGATGCGAGCAATGTCTCGACCGCGCCGGGTGGGGTTTCGGGGCAGCTCACCTTCTCGGGCAATGTGACGGTGGCGGATGGCACGGCGGGGAATGCCGTGCAGGCGGCAACCGCCAGTGCGATTGTGCGGCCCGCCAACCGGCTGACCACGGCGGCGTTGCAGGCGACCGACATGCTGAGCATGGGCAATCTGCTGGATGCGGTGGCGCTGCTGCGGCGCAATGCGGTGCCGACGGTGGAGGGGGTTTATAATTGCTATCTGGACCCGGTTTCGGCGCGGCAGCTGTTCTCGGATGCGGATTTCAAGCAACTCTTCCAGGGGGCGACCGCGGCCAATCCGGTGTTCCGGCAGGGGATGGTGAGCGATTTTCTGGGCTTGCGGTTTATTACCACCACCGAGGCTTATGTGCAGGCGCATCCGAGCATTGCGGGGCTGAATGTGCGCCGGCCGATTGTGTGTGGGCAGGGGGCGCTGATCGAGGGTGATTTTGCCGGGATGGCGGCGGATGATGTGGCGCCCAAGGACAGCCTGGTGCAGGTGATTGACGGCGTGGCGATGGTGACGCGTGAGCCGATCGACCGGCTGCAGCAGATTATCGCGCAGAGTTGGTACTGGATTGGCGGGTTCTGCGCGCCCTCTGACACCACCACCACCCCGACGACCGTGCCGACCGCGACCAACGCGAATTACAAGCGCGCGGTGCTGCTTGAGCATGTGGGCTGAGGAGGCGCGCTGATGGCGAGCGGTTCGACACAACCATTCCGCCCGGCGGGGAGCGTGGGGGCTGCTGCCTCCACCAGTGCCGCCAATGTGGCCCTGGTGGGCGGGGGGCAGGCGGTGCTGGTGTATAATGCCAGCGCTGCCGTGGCGTTTTTCCGGCTGGGCGGGGCCTCGGCCCTGAGTGCCAGCACATCCGACACGCCGGTGCCGCCGGGGGCGCGGATGCTGGTGGATGCGGGGCCGTTTGTGACCAATGCCGCCGTGGTGCTGAGTGCCGGGACGGGCATGGTTTATTTCACCCGTGGCGATGGGGATACGTACTGATGTCAGGCTCCCTGCCGGCTTCATTCACGGATGGGCAGAAGGCGGATATCCGGCGGTTTTGCGGGTATCCGGCCTATGGCGCGGGGGCGGCGGGGTTTGGTTCCTGGCGGTTTTTCCAGGCCTACGGGACGCTGGAATACCGGATGAATAATCTGGCCCCGGCGGAGATGGCGGTGACGCTGCAATATATCTCGACCCTCGCCTCGCTGGAGGCGGCGATACCGCCGGTCTCCGACAATCTGGATACCGAAAGTGCGGCGGCCTGGACGCATAATGCCGATGAGCTGCGCGACAGGATGAATTTGTTCGATGGCTGGCGGCGGCGGTTATGCGGGTTTCTGGGCGTGCCGCCCGGCCCTGCCCTCGCCCAGGCCGGCATGACCCTGGTTGTTTAAAGGGGTGGTGTGAGATGGATGGGGTGCGCTTGGCGGACAGGCTGGCCTATGGCGCCGGGTGCGCCGCGCGGCGGGTGGGGTTTGTGCATGATGCCTACCGCCCGGCCGGGCCGTCCGCGCCGCTGGAGCTGGCGAACCGGTTCATGCGGCTCTGCGTGGCCTTTGTGCTGCCCGGCGGGGCGGTGAGCGGGCCGAGCGGGTTTGGCGTGCCGTTCCGGCAGGCCTGGGCGGATTGGTCCTATCTGCGGGTGGGGGATTTTCTGGCCGGGCCGGAGGGGGTGGTGTTTGTGGCGAGCATCGAGCCGCCGAAGCCGATGCTGGTGGTGATGACCAATGCGCGGGTGGCGCTGATGCGGCCGGGGGCGACCGGACTGGCCGGGTTGAATGGCTATGGGGCGGTGGCGCCGGGGACGGAGCGGCCGTTGATCCTGGATTATCCGGCCAGCCTGCTGGCGGGCGGAACCGGGGACAGGACCAGGGACGGGCTGCCGGATGATACCAAGGTGCCGGGATTTTCCGCGCTGTTGCCGGTGGTGCAGGGCGTGGTGCCGCAGGTGGCGGACATTCTGATCAATGAGCGCGGGGAGCGTTATGCGGTGACGGCGGTGGAAGAGACAAGCGGGGTGTGGCGGCTATCAGCCGTGCAGGCGGTGCGCTGATGGCCGACCAGGCGGATGTGGAGGCGGCCCTGGCGGCGATTGCGGCGAATGGGGTGTATCCGCAAGGAACCGCGGGGGCGAGCGCGGTGGGGGCGGCTTGCAAGATTTATCGCGGCTGGCCGGCCGCGCCGGTGCTGGATGCGGATCTGGCGGCGGGGATGGCGCATGTGTCGGTGAGTGCGACGGATGCGCCGGTGAGGAATGTGACGCGCTATCCGCGGGTTTGGCAGACTCTGGCGCCTGAAGCGGGGACGCTGGCGGTGAGCGTGGAGGGGCTGGAGGCGGGGTTTTTTGGCACCTGCTCCGCCGGGCTGCTGGCCGGGGTGATGGTGGATGGCCAGACCTACCCCTACGCCGTGCAGGCCAATGACAGTGCGGCGACGGTGGCGAGTAATCTGGCGGCGCTGCTGCGGCAGGGCGGGTGGATTGTGGATTATGCAGGCAGCACGCTGGCTGTTGCGCAGGCCACGCAGTTTACCGCGCGGGTGGTGGCGGGTGCGGGGGCGTTGCAGGAGGTCAGGCGGCAAGTTCAGGAATTCCGGGTGGTGATGTGGTGCCCCTGCCCTGCCCTGCGCGATGCGCTGGCGCCGGTTTTGGATGCGGCGTTGATGGGCAAGGAGTTTATCGTGCTGGCGGATGGGTCTTATGGGCGGATCAGGTTCGCGAACGGGTTGACGACGGATGAGAGCGCGAATGCGGCGCTTTACCGGCGGGATTTGATCTATGCGGTCGAGTATCCGACGACCTTGGCGCAGATAACGCCGGCGATGCTGTTTGGGACCATGACGGCCAGCGTGAACACAACGGTGCTGGCGACCGACAGCGTTTGATGAAAGCGTCTGGCGGTTTCGCCAAACATATGGATCAGCCGCGTATCAACAAGAAATTATCAGAGCTGGGGCAG